CCACCAGCAACGAAATCCTGCTTGACCGTATCCGCGACGACGCGTCCCCCGCGTACCAGGCACGCATCCCCGAAGCGACGCAGGCCGGGGTGCAGGCCACCATGAAGGCCATCCAAACGTACCGGCCCCAGCAGAACGAATTCATCGACGCCCTCGTCAACAAAATCGCCCTGACCATTATCCAGTCAACGTCGTGGACCAACCCTTTGGCCGAGTTCAAACGCGGCCTGCTCACCGGTGGTGACACCATCGAAGAGATCATGGTCGGCCTGGTCAAGGCCAAAACGTACGACCCGAACCGTGACGAGTTGGAGCGGGAACTGTTCGGCACCGCCCCCATCGAAGTGCAGAACTCGTTTCACAAGGTCAACCGTCGTGACCGGTACAAGGTCACCATCAACCAGCCACTGCTCATGTCAGCGTTCAACACCCCCATGGGGTTGTCGTCCTTTGCGGCGAAGATCATGGCCGCCCCCGGCACGTCCGACCAGTGGGACGAGTTCCTGCTCATGTGCCAGCTTTTCCCTGAGTACGAAGCGAACGGCGGCTACTTCAAAGTCAAAATCCGTGACATTACCGACCCGGACTCCCCGACCCTGGCGGAGGACACCAAGGCCGTCCTCACCCGTATCCGGTCGATGGCCGGGACACTGAAGTTCATTTCGACGCAGTACAACGCGGCGCGCATGCCGATCGCCGCGCAGTCCGATGAACTGATCCTGTTCGTCACCCCCGAATTCAACGCCGTCCTCGACGTTGAGGCACTGGCCGGGGCGTTCAACGTCGAAAAAATGTCCCTCTCCGGACGGATCATCGAAATCCCCAAGGAACAGTTCGGCATCACCGGTGTAGAAGCGATCCTCACCACCAAGGACTTCTTTGTCGTCGGTGACCAGCTGTTCGAAACCGCGTCCCAGTGGAACCCCGCATCTTTGCAGAACAACTACTGGCTGCACCGGTGGCAGGTCATCAGCGCGTCACGGTTCGTCCCTGCCGTGGCGTTCACCATCAACGACGGAGACGAAATCGTCAAAATCATCACCCCTGTCACGTCGGTCGCGGCGATCACCATCATGGACGCCGACGGCAACACCGGCGTCACCAGTGTTGACCGTGGCGCCAAATACAGCCTCGCATCGGAGGCTGTCACGACACCGACGGACGGTATCAACGACAGTGTGCGCTGGACCTTGTACGGCAACACTTCACCACGTTCGTACGTCTCGCAGACCGGTGTGCTCACCGTCGGCGGCGACGAAGGGGCCGAAACGCTCAAGGTCGTTGCGACGTCGGTCTGGTTGGACGCCGACAACCTCATGAAGGACGGTGCTACCGCCGAACTCACGTTGACCGTCACCGGCGTTGCCGTCCTCGATGCGTGGCCGGCAGTCGACAACCAGGACAACCCGGGTGATGATGACACCAACCGGGTCACCGGTATCACCGTCCAGGGCGTCCCAGTGTCGCCGACGTTCGTCCACGACACCTACACGTACACGGCCAACGTCGTTGACCCTGCCACGGTCACCAAGAGTGATTTTGAAGTGTTCGGCCCCGACGCCGGCGACGTGACAATTACCAAGTCCGGACTCGTATTCACCATTTCTGTACCGTCAGCGGAAGGCGATCCGGTATACACTGTTACTGTGAACTAATTCCGAACCCCCGATATTCGGAAAAAGTAAACAGGGCATGTGGCGCCCTTAGCAGAGAAACCCTCACCTACCCGGTGAGGGTTTCTTTGTTTGTCCGGTAGTCTTTACTCAGACGATAAAGGGGAATGTTTTGAATCAGTTTCACGAATTACCCACACCAAAGGATTTCGGCCACAGTTTCAATTACGCCGTATGGGGTGCCAACACCACCGTCACATTGGCTAACGTGCCCTGGAACAACGACTACCGGGACGTCGTGCGTTTCGACAACCAGACCGGACTCGACAATTACCTTGACAACGAGTCAGGACCAACGGTGCACATTCCCGGTGTCACCTACGCCGCAATGGGCCGGCCCATCCAGTTGCAAATCCCTTTTGAACAGGCGAACACGTTCAACTATTTGCGTGCATACAACCCCGCCCAACCAATCTCCGGTGTGGACAGCGCCCGCGCCTACTACTACTTTGTGATCGGTGTGGAGTATGTCGCACCCGACACTACCCGGCTAATGCTGCAACTCGACGTGTTCCAGTCGTTCGTGTACGGCGCCAGTTTCGGGAACATCTATGTTGAACGCGGCCACCTGGGAATCGCCAACGAAGAATCGTTCACCAACTACGGACGGGATTTCCTGACCACCCCCGAAGGTTTCGACCTGGGGAATGAGTACGAAATTCGCAAACAATACGCCCTGTCGGTGGGTAGTGCCCGGTTTGAGTCGTTGGGGATGCCCGACTACTCCATCCTGGTTGCATCCTCGACGGCGTTGGATGAGGACCCCGGCACCGTCGACGCGCCCAAACTGTCCTCCGCGAAAGGTTCGCAGATGGAGAACCTGCCCAACGGGGCGGAAATCTATTTGTTCAACTCCCTCGACCATTTCAAAGCGTTTATGGTGGCCATGCAGGACAAACCGTGGGTGACGCAGGGCATCATGTCGATCCAGGCCGTCCCCCGCATGGCACGGTACGACGTCAACCTCTCATCGAAGGTCATCGCCGGGGTGCCTGTTGATGAGGTGCAGGCAGGGCCACTGAACACCGTCAAAACCTCGCTCAAAGCGGGGTGGCGGAACGAACTTGACCGGGGCCGGTACTGGCGTTTGTACAAATTCGCCGTGTACCCGTACTGCCTCATCGAAATGACCTCGTACACCGGTACGCCGCTGGTTTTGAAGCCGGAGTGCTGGCAGGACGGGGACGCTACCGTCGTTGAGGTACCGCACTTCGCACCGCCGAACGCGCGGTTGGCGTTCTACCCCTACCGGTACAACGCATCCGATTCGTACCCGGCGTTTGAGGACGCCAACGGGGTTATCAACGACGGCGGCGAGTTCCTGGATATGGTCACGGCGATCACCAACTTCCCCGCGTTCTCCGTGGTGAACAACGGGTACATGCAGTTCATGGCCGCGAACGTTAACGGCATCGCCTACCAGCATTCCAGCGCTGACTGGTCCCAGCAGCGTGCGCTTACCGGCGCCCAAACCGGGTACGATCAGGCGTCGTCAGCCATTAGCACGTCACAGGACATTACCGGGCACGGCATCAGCGCCGCGAACCAGCAAACCAAACTGTCCATGGACACCATGCGCTCCCAAGGCCTGCAAGCCGCCGGGAACGCGACCGTCAACGGGTTCAAAACGTTGGACCCTGTAGGTATGGCGCAAGGCGTCGCTAATGCCGCCGTGTCGTATGCGATCAACACCAACCAGGCGAACCAGTCGAACGCGATCAGCACCGGACTCTCATCCAGTGTCAACCGCTCATCGACGTCCAACATGGGGTACGTGCGGGATACCAACCTTGACCTGGCCAAGTTTTCCGCGAACGGGGACTACGCCAACGCCATCGCCGGGGTCAACGCCAAAGTGCAGGACGCCAAACTCACCCAACCCACCACCTCGGGGCAGGTCGGCGGGGACGCGTTCCTGCTCTCCACATACCGGTGGGGTGTGGAACTCAAAGTCAAAATGGTGCAACCCGCCGTCATGAACGCCATCGGGGAGTTCTGGCTCCGGTACGGGTACGCCGTCAACCGCTTCACCACCATGCCCGCCTCACTCATGGTCATGGACCGGTTCACGTACTGGAAATGCAAAGAAGTGTACTTGACCGCGTCGAACTGCCCCGAAACGTTCAAACAGGCACTCAGAGGAATATTCGAAAAAGGTGTTACTGTTTGGAAAAATCCGGCAGACATAGGAAACATTGATACGGCGGAAAATGAGCCGCTGGCAGGGGTGACTATATAGCAATGGCTAAAACAGATTTGGTTTTTAATGAGTACTATTCGACGTATTTGAATGGTGGCCGGCGGAACAACCGGGCCATGAACCAGCAGGCCGCCACCGAACAAATGTACGTCCGCATCCTCACCGAACTGTGTGCGAACCGGTTCGAATGGAAAGGACTCCCCGACTCCGTTGACAAGCGCTTCCTCGAGGTGAATCTGATCTGGCGAGGCCTGTCAGTGTTCTACCGGGACGCCGACTGTGGCGAATTTTTTGCCGTCCAGGGCGCCGGGTCCGGTGCGACCAACTTCATGGACAACCCGGTACGTTTCACCGTCATCGGCCCCGACATGCAAACCAAAACGTTGTCGGCCATGCCCACCTACGACCGGACCCCCGGCGGGGACGTCGGGGAACGCAAGCCTCCTGAGTGTGTGCCGATCTACTGCAACTACATGAGAACCCCCGACCTCGACGTGATCTACCTGTACGCCGTCAAGCTCGCCAAAATCGACCGGTCCATTGAGATCACCGCCGACAACATGCGGAAAAACAAGTACATCAACTCCCCCGAAAACGAACGTCACTCGTGGCTGCAAATTTTGAAGCAGATCGCGGAAGGGCAGGAAGCGATTTTCGGGACCACCGCCCTGGACATGGGGCAACTGAACGTCATCGACCTGTCCGTTGACCCGCTCACCCTCCCCAACCTCCAAATCGCCAAATCAAAACTCTGGAATGAGTGCATGGGGTTGCTCGGGATCAACAACGCCAACCAGGACAAAAAAGAGCGGTTGGTGGCTGCTGAGGTCGGGGCCAACGACGAACAAGTCCAAGCCACCCGCAACATCGCCCTCAACGCCCGACAGCAGGCCTGCGAACAAATCAACAAACTGTTCGGCCTGTCAGTGTCGGTCGACTTTGTTGAGCCGCCGGCCCCGCCCGCAGAACCCGCAGCCGGCGAACCCGCCGACAAGGATAAGGAAGTGGAGCAGTAATGGCGACGTTCACCCTGGAACTGCATGAAGTGCTCGAACTTGACCCCACCATAGAGTCCGGAATCCTGGCTGAGTATCCGTTGTTTGATGAGGCGCACCGGCCCGTGCTGAACCGGAAAATTATCAACCATTTCTTTAATCAGGAAATCGGGCAGGAAAGTGTTTCGATGTTTCGGTTGGCGTTGAAACGCAAACTGGATGAGATCATGCCGCTCTACAACCAGCATTACGAAATCTCCGCTATCAGTTTCAACCAGTTAGAGACCGTCCGGATTTCCAACACCAACATTTCCAACGGTGTGACCGTGTCGGCCGGCGAATCGGCGTCCACATCGACGTCGGGGGCGAAGTCCCGCGCTGTGGCGCAGGAACTCCCCCAAACGATGCTGTCCGACACCGGTGATTACGCCACTAGCGCGCAGGACACCATCTCGGACACCACCACTGAGGGCGGTGGTAACGATAGTTCGACGGTCAATCAGGACGGTACGCAGGATTCCGAAACCGTCGGTTTTCAGGGCAACGCCGCTCTCATGCTTTTGCAGTACCGCCAATCACTCGTAAATGTCGATATGATGATTATTGATGAATTGCAGAATTTGTTTATGCTGATCTGGTCCAACGGTGACTCTTTTACCGGGCACGCCGGACAGTACGGCTATTTCGGTTACAGCCGATACCCCTTCTAAAGGAAAGGCCACCCGATAATGGCTTTCACCACGATCACACCCTTCCCCTCCCAACTGACCCCCATGGCCAACGTCTCACCCCTCACCTACGCCGATGGGACCACCTACCTCCGCGAACTCGCGTACATCAAGGACTGGCTCAACGGGGTACTCGTGCCAGGGTTCAACGCCGCCATTGAGAACGCCATCGACGAATACCAGACCGGTGTGACCAACGCCGAAGAAACAGTCACCGCCGCGAAGGATGAGTGGGCGGCGCTGTGGCAGGCGTGGCAGGACAACATCGTCCTGGAACTGGCCGCCCTCAACGACGTCGCCATGGGCGACCTGATCGTCAACGAACTGTCCAACACGTACGCGGCCCTCGCCGCACTGATTGATACGTTGACGGTCGCGCCCGACGAACTGGACGCCGCCGCCACCGCCATCGTCAACGACGGCGCATCCGCCCTGGCCGTCAAGCTCAACGAATTGTTTGTCACCCCCGCCGAACAGACCACCGCACTCGCAACCAAAATCAGCACCACCGAAAAAGGCGCCGTGTCCGGTGTCGCATCCCTGGACGGTTCGGGGAAAGTCACCCCGGCCCAGGTCCGGGCCGTCAACCTCGCTGGCCTGTACGCGACCCGCCCCGCCCCCACGGCACACCCGGACGGGACAACCTATTGGGCGTCCGACGTGTACGAAATGTACCGCACCAACGGGACCGTCTGGAGTGTGGTGGGGGCCGGCGGCAACGAACTGGCGTTCACGGGCCTGGACGAAACCGTCCCCATGTTTTCCACCGAATCCACCGAATACGTTGACGTGCCCAACCTGACCATCAACGTCACCGCCGGGGAACGCCCGTTCGCCGTCAAATTTGAACTCAACAGTGCAGTCAACGTGCTCGGCAGGGCCGACTACGCCGT